GCGGTTGCTGCTTCGTCGATCTTATTTGCTCGATCTTCACACCTTGCAGAATCAAGAGCCTCGCCGCGCTTTGCTGCTGGATTGGCTAATCTCCAGAATTGCGCCTCTCTTCTAAGCCATGAAACCAGCTCGCTTGCATCACTACTGGTGGCGGTATCGAATAGTTTATTCGCGCAGACCAAGCAAAGATGTTGTTTGAAAACTACTCCGCTGCATCCTTCGGTTTCACATTGTTCCATTGCTCTCTCCATATAATCAGTAATGTGGTGGGCTATCTCTTATCTGGTGAAGCGGGGAGGGGCATTCCAATTAATCACATCTTTGTAATACCTGCCACAACCAACACACCAGATACTCCCCACGGTAGAGGTAGAGCATATACCTCTACAGGGATTCCTAACCTTAGCTACACCTTCGGTAAAGGGCATAGGATTGGAAAGTGTTTGTTCACACATATCTCTACGGGCCTCCCGTATCTTTCCTCTAACTTTCCGCAGTAAGTACGAAAAGAATTAATCTCATCTTTTTTGTGATAGATACACTGCTCACAGTGTTCAAGGATGTTTAGTTCGTCAAGTTGTCTCATGGTGTTACCGTTACTCTACTAATCTCGCCTTTTTCTTTATTATAAGTGATTGCCAGTGCGCCTCTTTGAGAATGTTCAAATCCTCTGGCTCCGTAGGCATCTCTAGCGTTTAATGTGGGATGTCTCTCTATCACCACTCCAGACACCTCTACTACTTCTTTGGTGTGGTAGTGTCCTGTACTAATGTAGATATGCTCAGTGTTAGCCATCTGACCACGGAACCTTGGCTCAGAAAAGAACTTCCCAGCCAGCCCCCTAATCTTAGTTAGGTGTCCATGATGCCATCCCAAGAAGACATTGCCCCAAGTAAATGAGTAGTATGGGAACACACTATCATCTACAGTGACCCTCTTGTTCTTTTTAAATGCCATCTTCATTATGGCTTGCAACCAGACAGACCCAGTCAAATCGTGATTACCCTCGCACATTACTACATGAACGTGCTTATGCTTATGCAATAGCATTTCTACCGCCCTTACACAGGTTTCTACGGCGACTTGGACTAACTTAGGGTATCTACCATCTGAATCAAGAACGTGCCTATTTAGGGGCGTTACAGAGGTCAAACCGTCCCAGTGGAGAAAGTCTCCCATTTGAACGAATACTGCCTGTTCAGAGTCTGGGGTTCCGTTAATCATATCCCCAAATGCTTTGTATAGAGTATCCTCTGCTATCTTAATATCCCAGTCAGCACCAGTCTCTTCGTTCCAAGAATATGCGCCTATGTGATAATCAGTGATTGTGTAAACTGAGCATAAATCTGCATTAACTTTTTTAGGAGCTTTGACTACGGGCCAGGGTTTTATATTCTCTTTGAGGTTGTCACATAACTCCCTCATCATTTCTTCTTGTCTTTCTTTATCTACCTCTGTCTTGACCCATTGAATTTTGGCATTTCCGTCAGAGTCAAGAAGTGTAGACTTGCCTTTTAATTTATATCCGTCAGGTATGTGATTGTCTGATTTTTGCCAGCCTTTCTTAGCTGCGTTACTTTCTACTAATTTCTTACACGCTCTTACATTGTAATCGTTACATCCAAGTTCCTTTGCGGCAGCGGCAGAAGTTCCAAATTCTATCCATGCTGCAAGGTATTCTTTTTGCTTATCTGATTCGCAATACTCTAATAGCTGAGGGTCTGGAGTTGCCCTAGCATTTACATTATCCCATTTAGTGCCCATATCTATTCCTTAATTGGCTTCAATGTGTCGAAGTAAAGGCCATTCATTAAGCAGTCCCTTGCTCTCAATGACCTAACTCTTATATCTTGTGCTGTATCAACATTTTTTCCTATGAACATGGTCTTGTGAAAAGCAAACCTTTTTGAGAGAAGCTCAATACTAAATTCCTTGGACATCAAGGAAAATCCACTGTTAATAATTTCTCTTATGTCTTCTCTTTGATTGGACGCAAGAAGGTATGGCTTGTTCTTTTCTATGTATGATATTTCTTTATTAGTAAACGCTTTCCTACTCTGATTAAGATTCTTAATCTCGTGTGGAGTTAGCTCATCACTCAAGGATTCTCCAAGCCTTTGTTTATCAAATATTTTGAGCCTTGGTATTTTCAAGGTATTCTCCTTTTGCCTCTAAAATAAGTCCATCCTTGGCGCAGAAGTTTTGCATCCAGTCCAGGAAGAAAGTCATCTCCCCCACTGTCCAGTTAGCAGAACTTGTAACCTCTGCCTTCTCGCCTCCCTCTGGGTTTTTAATAAACCTTAGAAGGAACCTTTCTTTAGTGTCGCCGTAACACTTAGTTTTAAGCCATCTATTCATGCCTTCATACATAGCGTCATCAACGTCTTCTGTCTTCCAGTTATGCTTTGCAGCCTCTCTTGTCCAAATAGCTTTGAGGGCTTTCTGGGACAGGGAAGAGAGGGTGAATTCCTCCACCTTCATCCCCCCGTCAGAGTAAGCTATGTTAGCAAAACCAGTCTTTTTGATTAGCTTATCAATGTCCTTAAAGATTTTCTTTAAATCTGAAAGGTCACTAGCTACCGCAGATACTGGCATATATCCTCCGCTTTATAACCCATTGCCTCACAAACACTAAAGAACGTAGAGCACCTCATATCTTTCCTATTCAGCATAGCATTGTAGTTAGATGAAGCCATTCCAATATCTTTAGCGATTTTGTATTGTGAGACTCCAGAAGATTCGTGGAGACTCCTTAGCACATTCCCAAAATGGTCTACCACGGAACATCCTCGAAGCTATCAGTAGATTCAGGGGCTTTAGCTTTAGCTTGCTTCTTTTCAAAAGAAAAACTAAGCACTGGTCTTTTGGGATTATCTGAAGTGTCGTTCTTCCAGGCACTCACTAGATAGTCAGTCCCTCCTATGTTGCACTCGCCTTTTAGTGCTGGTGCTTTAGGGTTATCGGTTTCATTCTTCCAAACTGCACCTCTGTTAGTGTTATCGTATTGCATTTATTCCTCCGAATATTTATTGACTAATTTTTCAATTTCATCCACTACTTTTCTTAGAGTTTCATCAAGGCAAGATATAAAATATTCGTCTCTATCCACTCTAACTATCAAGGGCTTCATGTCGGGATGGTATGCCATGAAGTCCCACCATTTCCTACCAGTGATATACATACAGCCTTGAACCTGCTGAAAGTATTTACTGGGCAATTTACCACCTCTTAAATAAGATACCATAGTACCTCCCAGAGGCGACTTAATTTCCAAGCCTCCATCGTCACCGACCAAACCATCTGGGCTTGCACCAGCTTGATAATCATCATGAAGACAAAAGCCTACTTCCTGAACTTGGTTCCCAGTCTCTATGATGTACCTGTCTCTAGCGTAGGGTTCCAACTCAGTGCCACGTTGCATAGCATCAGTTACCTTTACATAAGTAGATTCACCTGTAATAGCCTCTGCTACCAGCGCATCAACATAAGCCTTGGCCTGAGTTGACGGTGTTCCGTTTATTTTTAAAACTTTAGAAAAGTTAGAGGCAGACGGTACTCCCAATCTAGCCTTTAACCACTCCTCACTACCTTGTTCGCAGTCTATTAATCTCATCTTCCCATTGCCCTTTCGCCATCATCGTCATCATAGGCCCGTAATCCACAAATGGATTGAAGACCATACCTCCTCGCATAAGTAATCGCAGCAGCACCTTCTTGTGGCTTAGGACTCGCTATAGGCAAGGTGTAAGACTCCTGTATCCACTCACCCGAATCGTGCATCAGGATAGTTGTAACGCCTACCCCTCGCTCCGTAGACACCGGATGCTGTGAAAAGGACAGGTAATTTTTATTCAGAATTGGCGTAACACAGTCAATAATTGACTCAATATTTGCGTATTTAGATTTAAAAAATGGATTGGATTGGTCTTTTTTAACCGCCTCCATCTCGCTTTGTGCCTTTCTCAAAGCTGGCGCAAAATGTTTTAGTGATTCGCTAGTTTTCATTTTTCCTCCTAAATTAAATACGACTCATCTCTGTCAGGTAGTCTATTCTTTGCTCTTCGGCATATTCTTTTGAGTAGTTGTCTTGCCACTCCTCTAGAAGCCCTTCAAAAGCCAAATCATCTAGGATGTAAGCTAAGTATGACTTCATGCCTTTTTTTACCATGCCTAAATATTTTAGGTTTGCCTCCCAGTCACCGTTCACTGCCTTAGTAAGCAGTATCTGAGCTTCTGCGGCATCTTCAATGTGATGATTCACCTCATCCAGGAAGCTCTCATCGTGACTAAGAATGTGAAGCTCCTCTTCCACATTTTTGTCTTCGATGTCTGCGTAGCCGTTTTTGATAACGTAGTCAGCAATATTTTTTTCTATGTAGTCAGTTAATTTACTCATTGTTTTTCCTCCTATGGAATTTAAATTATTATGGATAATACTATTTTTGTCAACAGCTAAAACTCAATTTGGTGAATTATTTTCTCTTCAGTG